TGTTAACGGTAATACACAATTAGAAAATATTAATATTGCTGGTAACAAAATAAAAACAACTGAGTCAGACAGTGACTTAGAACTAGATGCCGCAGGCTCAGGAAGAGTAGTATTTCCAAATGCTGATTTAGAAGTTGGTGGAGACATTGTTGTAAACGGTTCAGCACAATACGCAAACTTATCAGCAAGTGGTACTATCACTGCAAATACAATTGAAGTAAACACAGCAACATTTAACGGTCAACTTAATTTAGAAGATATAGAAATTAATGACAACTATATTACTACAACTGAGTCTGATAGTAACTTAGAACTAAGAGCGTCTGGAACAGGTAAAATTGTTTTTCCTGATAACGATGTAGACATCACAGGCGATTTGAATGTAACAGGTACTGTACAATTTAATAGTTTATCTGGTAATGTTTACACAACTAATAGTTTAACAGTAAATAGAGAACTTAATATCAATGGCCAAGTACAATTTGAAGATATTGAAATTAATGACAACTATATTACAACAACACAATCCGATAGTGATTTAGAATTACGTGCAAACGGAACAGGAAGTATTGTATTCTTAAATAATGCTACTGCAAGAAAAGATTTAATAGTTGACGGTACTACTACTTTTGTAGGTAATGTTACCGGTACAACAGCAACATTTGACGACATAACTATTAATAATAATATGACTGTGCAAGGTCAAATTAATTTTGATAATATACAAATTAATGACAATACAATTACAACAACTGAATCCAATAGTGACTTAGAACTAGAAGCAAGTGGAACAGGTACAATAATTATACCAAGTAATAATGTTGTAATTGAAAAAGATCTAACTGTACAAGGTGTATTAAATGCAGATAACTTAGATGCTTTAGGTAGAGTAACAGCAAATAGTTTTAGCACTGGTGATATTTTAATCGATGATAATTTTATTACAACAACTTTATCTAACAGTGATTTAGAATTAAGAGCAAATGGTACTGGTAAAGTAACATTAGATGATATAAAATTTAACAACAATATCATAAGCAGTACAGCAGATATGGTATTGAATCCAGGCAGTGGTATACTTGAAATTGATAGTGTTGACAGTATTTTACTTCCAAAAGGTACAACAGCAGAACGTAATGCATCAGCACAAACTGGTATGTTACGCTATAACACATCTACTAATAATTTTGAAGGATACAATGGTTCTTGGGTAATATTAGATGGCGGATTACAAGATAATGACGGTGATACAAAAATTACACCAGAACTAACACCTGGTGCAAATGACAATGTAATTAGATTCTACAATGCAGGAGCATTAACAGCAGATCTTACAAGTCAAAGATTTAGTACTAATAAACTAATTGTTGACGATATAGAAATTGACGGCAACGAGATAAAAACGATAACTACTAATACAGACTTGGTATTGTCAGGAAACGGTACAGGTGGTATTCTACTAGATCACTTTAAATTTAGTGGTTCTACAATTACAAATACTGTTTCAGATGCTATTACAATATTTGACTCTACAGCAACTGGTTATTATAAATTTGCTGGATCAGGCGGTGTTGTAATACCAACAGGTAATAACATAGAAAGACCTGCACCAATTTATGCTGAAGAAGGCATGATGAGGTATAATAACGAAGACGATCGTGTTGAAATCTTTGACGGTGTTAACTGGGTAAGTGTAGCAGGATCAAGTGGCGGAATAAGTAGAAATGATGCAGAAGGTATAGCATTAGAATTTGTATTGGTATTAGGATAAAGATATGGCAACGTTTTTTAGAACAAAAGTAATTAAAGACATAGGAACACAAAAGATTGTAGTTTTTGAAGTACCGTCGGCAACTAACGCTACGGTAATTGGACTTAACTTAGCAAACATTACAGACTTTGCTGTACAAGCAAGTGTTTTAATAAAAGATGACGGAAGTGTAGAAGGATTTTATGTCAAAGATGTAATGATACCTCCACAAACATCATACAAAGCAATGATTGGTGGTGAAAAGATTGTTTTGCCAACAGCACATCAATTGATAGTACAATCAAATGTAAGTAATAGTGTAGATGCTATTATTAGTTACGTGGATATACAGTAAGGAGCAATGAATGTCACAATATGCAGGAAATGATGTAACAAGTATAACAGGTAATGTTGACGGAAGATATTTGTATGCGTTAAGACGCACAGACCAAGGCGAATTGTTTTTTACGAAAATAGATCAAATGGAAAGTGGTGCAAGTATACAAATTAATAAACCAGGTGATCCAGAACAAAACTATAATGACTTTGAACAAGGAATAGATTTCTTCGAAGGAAGAGATCAAAATCATGAAATTGTTTATCCAAATTTAAATTTCGAACAGATACGTTGGGATAACAGGCATTTAAATTACTATGTTAATGATGACGGAGAATTTGTGCTAGTGTTTAACGAACATCATACATACCCAACAGATGTTAGTAGTGACGGACTTACAGAATACAATAAGAACTTTTATGAAGTTACAGTTGCAAGTGCTACTAATAAGTACGGTGCTGGAAATAAATTTATCATTAACGGAATTACAAGTCCTACACTCAACTTATATGAAGGTCAGACTTACACATTTGGACAAAGTTCAACAACAAACAATACCCATCCGCTTAGATTTTCAACAACACCAAATGGTATACATGGCGGTGGTGTAGAATATACAAACGGAGTTACAATATTAGGTGTGCCAGGTATCGCTGGTAGTTATGTTAAGTTTAAAGTGCCAACTAATGCACCAAACTTATATTACTACTGTGTTAATCATCCAGGCATGGGCGGACAAATAAATACACTTACATAATTAGTGAACAGGAAAAACAATGGCAGAATTTAGAATTGATAGAATTAGATTTAACTGGAAAGGTGTTTGGGCCGGCGCAACAGCATATAGAAAAGATGATGTTATAAGTTACGGCGGTAAAGTATTTGTTGCTTTGACAGGACACACTGCAAGTGCAGACTTTAACACAGATTTAGACTTTCTTGTAGCAGGCGAATCTACTCCTAAATGGGAGCAAATGGGAGACGGTCGTCAATGGAAGGGCGAATGGCAACCAGAAGCATTCTATAAAGTAAATGATGTTGTAAAATATAGAGGTATACTTTATAATTGTATTGATAGCCATACTAGTTCATCTACAATTACATTAGGTCTCGAAAATGATGATGCAAAATGGTCACCATTTGCAAAAGGAAATAATTATCTTGCAACTTGGACTGCTAGTACAGTATATAAAAAGAATGATTTAATAAAATACGGCGGCACTATGTATGTATGTGTAGTTGATCATACAAGTAATACTGTACCTAATGGATTAGAAAATGATCAAGAAAAATGGGCAACTTATCTTAGAAGTGATAATTGGTTAAATGTTTGGTTAGAAAATACTAGATATAAACCAGATGATATTGTTCGTTATGGTGGCAATGTATATAGATGTATTATTGGACACACAAGTAATGATAATATTAGAGAAGGAATAGGATCTGATTTAGGTGACGATAGTACTGCGGCAAAATGGGAATTAGTACTAGAAGGAATTGAATACAAAGGTGATTGGTCCGGTACACAATGGTATAAAACTAACGATATTGTAAGATATGGTCCAAATCTATATATTGCAAAACGAGGATTGAGTGGTACAGACAATTTTGATGATAATGATGACTGGGACGTTTGGTTACCAGGATTAGGATTTGAAGAAGTTTGGAGCCCTAATGAAGTTTATCAGCCAGGTGATTTAGTTCAATACGGTGGCTATACTTATACAGCATTAACAATTAATATTGGTTCTAATCCTAGTGCATTTGGTTTAGAGCAAGATGGCGCTGGAGCAGACTGGGAAGTTCTAGTTCGTGGCTACGAGATGAAAGGTGAATGGAGTATAGATAATCCATATCAACCAGGAAGTGTTGTACGCAAAGGCGGATACTTATATGAAGCACTAGTAAATATTCTTCCAGTAGAATTAGTTGAACCAGGTGATCCTGATACTGACACTTCAGCAAGTTGGAAATTAATTAAAACTGGTATCGCTTGGAAAGGCGAATGGAAAGAAAGTGGAACTAATGAGTTAGGTGATAGTACATCTAAAGTATATTATCCAGGCGAAGTTGTAATGGACGAAAGCGAAACATATATTTGTAAAACACAACATTACAGTGATCTACTTGAAGCAAGGCCGAGAATTGATGCTGAAACTACTGCTGGTAATGATTATTACTGGACAAAATATGCAGGTAATAATGAAACTAGTGCTGAAAATAACGTACTACGTTATAAAGGTGACCTTAGAACTTATTCAACTAAAGACGATGGTAGTACAGCAGGTACATCAAGACTAGCAATTGGTCCATCAGGCGAACTTTTAAAAGTTGATGAAGATACTACTCTTAAATATGATACATTATTTGAAATTAATAAAGTATGGTACGTAAGTCCTTACGGAGAAGATCTTCCAACTAATGGATTAAATCCAGCAAAACCATTCAAAACTGTAAGATACGCTTGTCAAATTTTACAAGGTAATTTAGCAGAAAGAGTTCCTGCTACAATATTTGTAGCAACAGGAGTTTATAAAGAATTACTTCCTATTGTTGTTCCTAGAGATACAGCAGTAGTTGGAGACGAATTAAGATCAACAGTTATTATGCCAGCAGATGGTTATGAACTAGACGATATGTTTTATATGCATAACGGTAGTGGATTAAGAAACTGTACACTACAAGGATTAACAGGTACACTAGGAGCACCTAACGATAATTTAACAAGAAGACCAACAGCAGGTGCTTATGTTTCATTAGATCCTGCAAACGGTGATGTTGCCGCAACATATGCACACATTACAACAAAATCTCCATATGTACAAAACGTAACTACATTTGGAACAGGATGTATTGGAATGAAGGTTGACGGAGATTTACATAATGATGGAAACAAATCTATTGTTGCTAACGACTTTACACAGATTCTAAGTGATGGTATTGGATATTGGGCTAATGGCGATGGTAAATCAGAACTTGTGTCTGTGTTTACATATTACTGCCATATTGGTTATCTAGCAACAGCCGGTGGTAAAGTTAGAGCACTAAACGGTAACAACTCATATGGTGATTATGGATCAGTTGCAGAAGGATTTGATGTTGACGAAGTACCAATTACAGGAACAGTTAACAACAGGAGTGAAGAAGCACAAATTGCTCAAACATATACTGATAATGATCAAGTTTTTGGAGTTGCATATATACACGCAGGTGAAGGTTATACAAATGCTACAATGACAATTGGCGGTAACGGTCAGGGTGCTGTAGCAAACTTTAATGAATTTAGAAATGGCGCAGTAAAACAAATATTTGTTACAGAAGAAGATTCAAACTTTATTGGTGGTAGTAACTATCTGTTTAAAGCAAATAAAGCACAAATTGGAACTACAACTTCATTGACTCTTAGTGGAGCAGAAGATGCAGGAGCAGACGATTATGTTGGACAACGATTGTTTATATACGCAGGTAAAGGTGCAGGTCAATACGCTAAAATTAGTTCCTACCAACCATTAAACAAAGTTGCACAAGTTGTAAAAGAACTTAACGGAGAACCAGGTTGGGAGCATGTAACAGGAGCACCAATACAAACAAGTTTAAATGATACTAGTCGTTATTATATTGAGCCAAGAGCAGAAGTAGCAGAACCAAACTATCAAATTGAAAGTGTAGGTTTAGGAAGTAGTTCAGCGTGGCGCGATATTCAAAGAGGTACGTATAATAGCAACGATATATGGATAACTGCACATGATGATGGCATAGCAGTAAGTACAGACGGAAACGGATTTTCTTTTACTAGTAGATCAGCCAAAGGCGGATATGTTGCAATAGCAAATGGAAATTTATGTACTATGAACCCAAGCACAGCAGTTGGTACTGGATCATTTAGTAACGATGGCGGCTCAGTATGGACTGATACAACATTAGGTACTGGAGATATTGGTACTATAACAGCACTAGCAGGTCAAGACAACGGCGGTACAGTAATAGGTACACTAACAGCATCATCAACAACAACAACTATACTTAGATCAACAGATAGTGGTAATAGTTGGGGAACAACTACATTGCCTACAAGTGAAAACTGGAGCACCTGTGCATACGGTGATGGAGTTTTTGTAGCGTTAGCAGGTAATGTTACTACTGCAAGTAATCAAGCAGTATATTCAACAGACAACGGTAATAGTTGGACAGCAACGACTCTTCCAGCATCAAGTGCATGGTCAAGTGTAACCTGGGGCAAGGATAGATTTGTAGCAACTACAGCAAAAACTGATAGTAGTGTAGCAGAAACAGCAGTAAGTCATGATGGTATAACTTGGGTTGCAGGAAGTATGGAACCAGGTGAATGGACTGGCATAGGATATGCACAAGGAACATTCTGTGCTGTGAAAAGCGATACAGGATCTGAATCAGATGTTGTTGCATTTAGTAGAGATGGATATCATTGGAGAGCAAAATTATTACCAGCAGGGTTTGAAACTCGTGCAGGTGTTGCAGGTGCAAGCACAGAAAGTAAATGGATTGTTGTAACAAAAGACCAAGGCGATGCTGTTAAAATTTTATATGGTACACAGGCATTAGGTCGTGCTGTTGTAAGTAGTGGACGTATTGGTTCATTTACATTACACGAAACTGGAGCAGGTTATACAACTGATCCTGTTGTAACAGTGTTTGATAATAAAAATACATTAGATGTTACGACTAGAGCAGAAACAGCCAACGGCGTATTACCACAGCCAACTATGACTAATAAAGGCACAGGGTACTTTAGATCAACTGCTACAATTACAGCAGGTGATGGATATGCTGATCAATTACAAATTGCAGATACTTTAATTCTAGAAGGTGTAAGTAAACTTCCTGGACCAGGAGATAATATTAGTATTAATGAAATTGACGGCGTAACATATTTTGTTGTTAAAATACTTGAAAGTTCAGGAGTACTTGGAGCATATAATTTAAAACTACAAATTAGTCCAAACTTAGGTAGACAAGAAGCACCAATACATGGTGAAAGTGTTATTATTAGACAACAATACAGTCAAATTAGATTAACAGGACACGATTTCCTAGATATTGGTACAGGTAACTTTTCAAGTACAGCGTATCCTGGACTATATGTATTTGGATACAATCCAGATGAGAATGCTGAACCAAAACAGTTCCAAGAAGTTAGTCAATATGACGGCGGGCGTGTATTCTATACAAGTACTGACCAAGATGGTAACTTTAGAGTTGGTGAACTATTTGAAGTTGAACAAGCAACAGGTACAATTAGTATTAATGCTAGTTTCTTTGAATTAGACGGACTAGAAGAACTTAGACTTGGTGGTGTTGTACTTGGTGGTACAGGCGCTGTAATTAGAGAGTTTAGTACAGATCCAACGTTTGCGGCAAATAGTAATAATATTGTACCAACACAAAAAGCAATCGGCAAATATGTACAATCAAGAGTATCATCAGGTGGTTCAGATCTTAAAGTGAACAGATTAAATGCTGGTGATATTAGTTTTGAAGGTAATAGAATCTTTAAAGTATTAGGTGGAGGCATTGATATTAATGTTGCCGCTAATATTACAGGCAACGTATCAGGTGATATGGCGGCACAAGCATACTTCCAGTCTGGAGCATCAGTTCCTGAAGGCGGACCAGGATTTGGCGATGATTAAAGATAATGATAA